CAGCATTACAACAATATAAATGCAGAAACAGGGGAAATTATAAGTAAATACCCTGAATACAACAAAATGTCGTTAAAGCCAGGTATAGGAGCAAACTGGCTAAAAAAGTACCAAACAGACGTATATCCTCATGATTACGTAATGATTAATGGAAAAAAGGTAAAACCACCTAAGTATTACGATAAACAATATAAAACGGACAATCAATATGAATTTGACGAAATACTTTACAACAGGGAAAAAAACGGTAAACTAAATAGCGAAGACAATACCCTGGAAAGACTAAAAGTCAAAGAAATAGTCCAACAAGCAAAACTTCAAAAACTTAAACGTAACCTCACTTAGGAAATCCTCATGAAATTAGTATTATGTTCAGTAAAAGACCGGGCAGCAGATGCATACGGTCGTCCAATGTTTGTACCATCAACTGGTGTAGCAATTAGATCATTTAGCGATGAAATTAATCGCCAAGATGCGGAAAACCAGTTATATAATCACCCAGACGATTTTGATTTATATGAGTTCGGCGAATTTGACGACAATAATGGTAGATTTAATCTACACGAAGAACCAAAACTTATTAGTCTGGGAAAACAAGTAAAAATACAAAACTAAACCTCGAGGAAGGCAGCGCCCTGGCGCACGCTCTTCCTGAGGACACTACCAAGGAAACAAAATGCACCGCAATCAATCAGTAAACGTACACCAGTTCACAATGATTCCAAAAGCGGATATTCCGCGATCAAAATTTGACTGTCAAAGTACACATAAAACAACGTTTGATGCGGGTTACTTAGTCCCCGTATACGTAGACGAAGTTCTACCAGGGGACACATTCAATTTGAATATGACGGCATTTGCCCGTCTATCAACACCACTTTATCCAATTATGGATAATATGCACCTTGAATCTTTCTTTTTCTTTGTACCAAATCGATTGATTTGGAGTAATTGGCAAAAGTTCATGGGGCAACAAAATAATCCATCGGATTCAATATCGTACGTAGTACCACAACAGGTGTCACCAACGAACGGATATGCAATCGGTTCGTTACAGGACTACATGGGTTTACCTACTGTAGGACAAGTAGATACAGGTCGGACAGTAACACATGGCGCGTTTTGGACACGCGCATATAACCTTATCTACAATGAATGGTTTCGTGACGAAAACCTTCAAAATTCAGTAGTAGTAGATACAGGCGACGGACCAGATACCGTTACTAATTACACATTACTACGTCGTGGTAAACGTAAAGATTATTTCACAAGTGCTTTACCATGGCCACAAAAAGGAGCTTCAGTATCATTACCACTTGGAACAACAGCACCTATTAAAGGACAATTTCAAGTAACAAACGCAGCCGGAACGGCAAATGCAGGTTTTATTGCTGCAAGTGATGGATCTGGACGAGTTACTTTAGGCGGATCATCTGGATTCGCATCAAGCGATACACTTTATACAAAACCAACTGCAACAAACGCGCTATATGCCGATTTGTCTGCAGCAACAGCAGCCACAATTAATCAATTACGTCAGTCATTCCAAATACAAAAATTACTCGAAAGGGACGCGCGTGGAGGCACACGATATACTGAAATTATTCGCAGTCACTTTGGGGTTATTAGCCCTGATGCTCGCTTACAGCGCCCTGAGTATTTGGGTGGTGGCTCGACTTCTATTAATATCAACCCAATCGCCCAGACTTCAGGTACTAATGCAAGTGGTACGACAACACCCTTGGGTACACTTGCTTCTATGGGTACTGGGCTCGCTCATAATCATGGCTTTACTCAATCATTCGTTGAACACGGCGTTATACTTGGTATAGTAGCCGTAAGAGCAGACTTGACATATCAGCAAGGTCTGCAAAAAATGTGGAGCAGATCAACACGTTACGATTTTTATTTTCCAGCTTTTGCTACACTTGGCGAACAAGCAGTTTTAAATAAGGAAATATACGTAACAGGCGACACAGCACAAGACGATGGCGTGTTTGGATATCAAGAACGGTGGGCAGAATACCGTTATTATCCATCACGAATTTCCAGCCTATTTAGATCAACGGCTGCCGGAACAATTGACGGATGGCATTTAGCCCAGAAATTTACTGCGTTACCAACATTAAACACAACATTTATACAAGATACACCTCCGTTATCAAGAGCCCTGGCGGTAGGTTCGTCCGCAAATGGTCAGCAATTTATTTTTGATTCTTTCTTTGATGTAAAGAAAGCACGACCAATGCCAATGTACAGCGTACCTGGCTTAATTGACCATTTCTGATGTTTAGCGGAATATCAAACGCCATAAAAGGCGTAACTAGTGCTATAAGTCCAGTAGCATCTATATTAGGAGCAGGCATAGGCGGAGCAGCATCTTATATTGGCGGTCAGGCTAGAGATGCTGCAAACGCTGAATTAGCTGCGAAACAAATGGATTTTCAAGAGCGTATGCGTGCAACGCAATACCAAACAACGGTAGCTGATCTTAAGGCTGCTGGTCTTAATCCGATGCTTGCGTACTCGCAAGGTGGTGCGGGAACGCCAGGCGGCGCTACCGCACAAGTAGGAAACCCATTAGGCGAAGCCGCAACAAGTGCAAAAGAATCTGCAATGGCAGTAGCGCAATTTAATCAATTGCGAACACAAAATCTTTTGACACAAGAACAAACAGAAAAAACACAGGCTGACAAGGATTTATCACTTGATCAAGCTGCATTTATAAGGGCGCAAACAGCAAGAGAGTTAGCCCAAATGCCAGGATATGGCAAATTTGGAGAATTGCGTGACGCTCAAATACAACAATTACAAACAAGCAGCGCATATCAAGGCGCTCAAACACGATATACAAACGAGTTAACTTCGTTAGCAAAAACTGGAAGCGCACCTTCCAGTACAAAACCAATTTATCAAGATATAAAAGGTTTGTTGCATAGTCAATACGATAAATATCAACGTTACTTACCATTTGGAAAATTAAAATGAAAAAATCAACATTTTTACGTACCCCATACAACTACGATCTAGATGCTGCGTCAAATGAGTCGGGGTTGCATTGTGAGGATGCAACTCTGACTCAGCAGCATTTTAAAGACGAATGTGATATTAATAATATTCTTCGTCAATTCAATGTAACGGGTTTATTACCCGAAAACACATTATCGCCCCGTTATGGCGATTTTACTGGTATTAGTGACTACCAGACAGCGTTAAATCAAGTAATCGCTGCAGAAAACGAATTTATGGCGTTACCAGCCCAAATTCGTAGCAGGTTCGATAACGATCCTGCAAATTTAATTAATTTTCTGGATAACCCAGAAAATAAAGACGAGGCAATTAAACTTGGCCTCGTAAATAGCGTGGAACTGCCGCAAGTCGTTGAAGTTCCACAAGAAAAAGCTGCCGAATAGGCAGCAAGCACAGTTACCTTACTAGATGTAACTGTGCTAGGTGACACCTAACCACAAAAGGAGTTAAAAAATGTATATGCGTAGAACATCAGTAAACAAAAAAAAGTCGGCACGATCTTTCAGAAAACAAAGTGCAAAAACAAAATCGCCTAATATGCGATCAGCCCCACAGCGTGGAGGCTGGAGGTTCTAATAAAGCCCCCAGGCACCTCACATGCCTTGTTTTCATCCAATAAGCGCATTTCAATGCGCTGACGGCTCAATCGTTTTTCAAGAAAGACGATGGTTTAATACCGTCAAAACTTTATCATTACCCTGCGGCCAATGTATTGGCTGCAGGCTAGAAAGGTCTCGGCAATGGGCCATGCGTTGTGTGCATGAAGCCCAAATGCATGAAGAAAATTGTTTCATAACCCTCACTTATAACAACGAGAACCTACCACATGACAACTCCTTACATCACGACCATTTTCAGCGCTTCATTAAAAGATTACGGAAAGGCGTATCACCTAAATTCATACGTTATTACATGGCTGGTGAATATGGCGAACAATTCGGACGCCCTCATTACCACGCATGTATATTCGGACACGAATTTAAAGACAAAAAGCGTTACAAAAAAACGGATGCTGGAAGTATCATTTATACATCCGAAGAGCTTGCAAGTTATTGGCAGGCTCGTAATCCAGCAACCGGAAAATATGAATCAATCGGCTACTCAAGCGTGGGAGACGTTACATTCGAATCTGCAGCATACGTCGCTAGATACATAATGAAAAAAGTAACAGGACCTAACGCAAAACAACATTACAATCAGATTGATCAAGAAACAGGCGAAATTATTAGGAAAAACCCTGAGTATAATAAAATGTCGTTAAAGCCAGGTATAGGAACGGCCTGGCTAAAAAAGTACCAAACAGACGTATATCCACATGATTACGTAATAATGAACGGAAAAAAAGTAAAACCACCAAAGTTTTACGATAAACAATATAAAATGGACAATCCCTATGAATTTGACGAAATACTTTACAACAGGGAAAAAAACGGTAAATTAAATAGCGAAGACAATACCCTGGAAAGACTAAAAGTCAAAGAAATAGTCCAACAAGCACAACTTCAAAAACTTAAACGTAACCTCACTTAGGAAATCCTCATGAAATTATTATTATGTTCAGTAAAAGACCGGGCAGCAGATGCATACGGTCGTCCAATGT